GTTATTTTATCAATAGTACTTGACCCTCCTAGTAATTTATCTTTGCCCATCATAGCAAATGCTCCAACATCAGCATTTGTTATATTAGGACCTTGGCCGCTTGCCGCGCTTTTTAATAAATTTAAACCACCTCTTATACTACCAACATCAAAATTAGCGTAATTTGCGCCATCTGAAACAGAAAATCCAGGAGGTTGATATAAATATATTGCTACTCTTTCTGTAGCCGTAACAGGTTTAATACCAAATCGTATAAATGGTAAACCAGTTTCTTGAGCAGACCCATTTAAGTCTATAGGATAGCTATAATGATGAAGTCTACTTAAGTCAACTCTTTCTTGACTATACTTATCCATTTCTTCTGAAACTCTGTTTTTAAACCTGTTAGTAAAATTATCAAAAAAGCTAGCTTCTTCTTCGGTAGCTGTTTCTATTGTTATGTTTTTGTCTCTTCTTGGGCCAACAAACATCGATTTCTCCTATATAAATACTTGTATGTTAATTAATACTATAGAGTTATTTATATGAGTTATAGCGGTAGATACACAATAAAACGTCCAGAAAAATATGCTGGGGATGCAAGAAAGGTTGTATATCGATCTTTGTGGGAAAGACAAGCATTTAAATGGTGTGAAAACAATCCAAAAGTAAAGATGTGGAATTCAGAAGAGGTAGTTGTACCTTATAAATGTACAGTAGATAAAAAACTGCATAGGTATTTCGTCGATCTTTTAATACAGATGGAAGACAAAAAGACTTATTTAATAGAAATTAAACCAAAAAATCAAACCATTCCACCTAAAAAACGTAGTCGTAAGACTAAAAAATATATTAATGAGATGATTACATATAGTAAGAATCAAGATAAATGGGAAGCAGCTGCTCAATTTGCTGAATACAAAGGTTGGAAGTTTCAAGTATGGACAGAAGAAACTTTAAAAAATCTAGGCATAAAGATACTCTAAATCTGTATAAATAGATATATGGCAAGTTTATTTGATACCCTACAAGCAAACGCATTTAGAAGCGGAATACGAACTCGTACTAAACAATCACGTGATTGGTTTCAAAAAAATGTGCAAGGCTTACAAATATCAAGACAAAAGCTTTTATCAGATACTGCTTTAGATAAAACAACTACTAATCTTCGTGGAAGTATGTATATGTATTTTTATGACCCAAAACATAAAGCTACATTACCTTACTACGACAGGTTTCCATTAACAATAATGGTTGATGGTGCACCTGGTGGATTCTATGGATTAAATCTACATTATCTAAATTATAATACTAGAGCAAAATTTTTAGATGACCTAATGGCATTTGGACCAGCTAAATCTACTGAAAGTTCTCGTCTTACACAATTAAGATATAATTTAATATCGGGCGTAAGAAAATTTAAAGAATTTAGACCATGCTTTAAACACTATTTAGGAACTAATGTGCGTTCACAGTTTTCAAGAGTCCCAATGACAGATTGGGAGATAGCTATATTCTTACCAGTAGAACAATTTCAGAAAAAAGGTAAAACTGCTATATGGAACGAAAGTGCTAAAATTGCAAGAAGTACTGGAGGTATAAGTATCAAAAATACTAAAGCTTATTATATGAGAAATAGGAAGAAAAAATGAGTATAGACAGACTAAAATCAACAGTATCTAAAAAAGGTGGATTAGCAAAGGCTAATCGATTCAATGTAATGTTTACACCACCAAGTGGTTCACTATTAAACTTTGATGTCGAAAGTATTATTTCATCAGCCATATCAGGCAATTTTAATGCAAAGAATTTAATTAACGATCCAAGAGACATTGCATTACTTTGTGATTCAGTATCAATACCAGGAAAACAAATTAGTACATTTGAACATCAGACAGTAAGACAATCTAAAAAAATACCTTATGGTACAATACATGATGATGTTTCACTTGGTTTTTTACTTACAAATGATTATTATATGAAAACTCTCTTTGATAAGTGGATAAATAGTATAGTAGATACAGATAAATATTGTATCGCATATAAAGAAGATATAGTTACTGATGTAATAATACAACAGTTAGATGAACAAGATATACCAATATATGGTATAAAATTGGAGGGAGCATTCCCTGTAAGTATGAGTGAAATAGCGTTTTCTAACGAAAGCACTAGCCAGATTCAAAAATTGAATGTGAGTTTTGCTTATGATAAATATGTACCGCAAGGTGCGTTAAGTAGTACGGGTAGCAGCATAAGAAGTGCGTTATCTGTATTTGGATAATATAATAGGAGAAATATTATGGCTTTACCAGAGCTAAATACAGCAAGGTATAGTATTGAAATACCGTCAACTGGTCAAACAGTTACGTATAGACCATACCTAGTGAAGGAAGAAAAGATATTAATGATGGCTATGGAGACTAATGACCAAAAGGTTATTATGCAAGCTACCATAGATGTTATTAAATCTTGTGTAGATGATATCGATGATGTTGAAAGTTTAGCAATGTTTGACATTGAAACTTTATTTTTAGCATTACGAGCTAAATCAGTTGGTGAAAAGATTGATTTAAAAATGAAATGTAATGATGAAAAATGTGATGTACGTAGTGATGTACAAATTGATTTTGAAGAAATTCAAAAACCGATAGTTGATAATGAAGAAACTAAAATAATGCTAACAGATGATGTTGGTGTTATAATGAAATATCCATCAGTAAAACAAGTAAATAGTTTCACTGAAGTTGGAGATGAAGGAGTTGATTCAGCAATGAGTATGATTATTGCTTGTATTGACTCTGTATTTGATGCTGATGATGTATATGATTCAAGTAATGAATCTAAAAAATCATTAACAAATTTTATTGAATCATTAAGTTCAGTACAATTTATGAAATTGACAGACTTTTTTAATTCAATGCCAGCAGTATCATGTACAATTGATTATAAGTGTGCTTGTGGAAAAGATAATACACAAGAATTAAAGGGCTTACAAAGTTTTTTTACATAGGCCTTTCGCACGATAGTCTTGTTAACCATTATAAGACTAATTTTGCAATGATGCAACATCATGGATATAGTTTAACAGAACTAAATGATATGGTACCGTGGGAAAGGGAGATATACATAGCTCTTTTGCAGGAACATATAGCAGAAGAAAACGAACGCATAAAAGCGGAAAATAGGAGAATGGGATAATGGCTGAAAACCAAGATAACAGTAGGAATGAAGTAGAAATAGACTTAGATAAGTATATGGCTATGATTGAAAAGCTTGACCAACAAGAAGATACAATCAAGGAAATGAAAGAGGAAGCTAGGCAAGCTGCAGAAAGATTAGGACCTCGTAAAAGAAAATTCATGGATTTATTCTTAGACGATAACGACTTAAACGAAAAAGCAATCATAGGATTTATATCTTTCTTTTTAATGATGTGTTTCGGTATAACCGATTTAGTCACAGCATTAGTATGGGATTTAGATTTAAAAGTTTCTGAAACAATATACACTTCATTTGTGGTAGTAACACTAGGGTCGTTTGGTATTAGTGAAGCTGGTAAAGCATTCGGTAAATAAGGATTAAAATATGGCATTAGAATCACAAGGCACCTTTAACCCATTTGATGATTTAGTCGATAGTCTAAAGCAAATGAATAGTGACCAAAATGCTATAGCAAAAGAAGCTGCAGTATATTCAAAAGAATTACAAGACCATTTAGAAAAAGATTCTATGAATATGAGTCAATCACAAATTGACGCAATGCAAGATTTAATAATGACTTTAAAAGAAGGTCGATTAGATGATTTAGAAAATGATAAAGAACAGCTTTTACGCGACCGTATGGAAGCAAGAAGAGATGATGAAAGAAATGATAGCTTATTAGATATATTTAAACAGTTAAAAATGCAGTTTAAACTATTACAGTTTCAATTTAAAGATAAAAAAGGCTTTTCTATTATGGGATTGCTTTTTAGAACAGCATTACTAAGTTTCTTTATTGGAGTCTTTAAAGGTTTTATGGCGCCGTATGTTAATATAGGTAAAGGTATTATCAAAGGAGCCACAAATATGTCTAAAACACTTGGTCTTCCTGTCCTCTTTAATAACATAAAAAACATATTTAGTAGTTTTGGAGATAGAGTTGCAAAAACATTTAAATTTTCAGCTGAAGGTAAAGGTGGCGGTGTTTTTGCAAAAGCTGCAAGAAGTATTTTAAATGCTGGAAAGGACCTTGGTAAGTTAGCGAAGCTATCGATAGCAAATGT